CGAAGAAGTGGATCAGATATTGCAGGACGATCTACGAAGGTTTGAGAGAGCTGTATTACGTCTTTGCCCTAATAACCTTACTCAAGGGCGGTTTGACGCTTTGGTCAGCTTTGCTTTTAACACTGGAATAGGCTGTCTTCAGCGGTCTAGTATCCGAACAAAGCACAACAGGGGTGACTTTGATGGTGCGGCAAATGCTTTTATGCTGTATCGGTTTGCTGCTGGTAAAGAATTTAAGGGGTTGGTCAATCGACGGAAAGATGAAAGAGCCATTTATTTAGGAGGCTAGCATGAAGAAACTTGCTGCTGTTGTCTTATCGGTAATAACTTGTTATAGTTTTGCGGAAGATTCACAAGCAGCAGGGTTTCGCAATAATGCTGGCGGTTGGACTGTAATAACCACTAGGGATCAATACTGTTCTGGCATGGGTATGAATGATGGCTATGCCTTTGGTACTGATTCTTACGTGAAGTTTTGCTGGACACGTAGAGGTAATGCAATACTGGTAGTTTTAGAGAATGGGGAAAACAGGACTTGGCCTGTTGATTCTTTTGAACTGCTGCCCTCTGAACCTGAGTACAAAAACAATAAATCTTAATGGCTAAAAAAATACCCGCTGACTGTATGCCAGCTTGTCAGCAATGTTCCTTCTTTCAAGCAGAACCTAAAGAGGAGCTAGGAAATTGCAGACGTTATCCACCGATCATTATCAGCGTCGGTGATGATAATTACGATACTACCTTTCCAATAGTAGCTCGGGATGAGTGGTGTGGAGAGTTTCATCGTTTCGTTAATTAAATCATGCCAAAACCAAAATTATCAGACAGTGAATTTATAGATCTGTGGAATAAAGTCGGGTCTGTTGGGGAAATAGCCAAGGCACTTAATTTAGATTACCGAAGTGTCTTTAGGCGAAGAAGAAACATTGAGGAGAAAACCGGGATTATCTTGGCTTCTATCAACAAACGAAGCCCTGATTTTATGGTCACCTACTCTGATAACAATGTTAGAACAAATGTAGAGATAGGAAATGGGGTAGTCATCGTCGGTTCTGACTGCCATTACTGGCCCGGAATAGTATCTACAGCACATCGTGCATTCGTAAAGCTCATCAAGCAGTTGAAACCCAAGATGGTCGTTATGAATGGTGATGTATTTGACGGAGCCAGCATCTCAAGACATCCAGTTTCAGGATGGGAATCCCTGCCTAGCGTAAAACAGGAGCTAGAGGCCTGTCAGGAGCGCTTAAATGAGGTCGAGAAGGCCGCAAAAGGCTCTGCCCTACACTGGACATGGGGTAACCACGATCAGCGCTTTAACGCCCGTTTAGCGGCTCAGGTAGGGGATGGATTTAAAGGCATTGAGGGGATGAATTTGAAGGATCATTTCCCAATGTGGAAGTTCTCTATGAGCATCATGGTTAATAACCATACTCAGATTAAGCACCGCTTGTATAACGGCATTCACGCCTCATATAACGCTACATTGAAGTCAGGTGTTAGTACGGTAAATGGCCACCTTCATTCCCTTAAGGTGATGCCATGGACGGATCTTACAGGGACGAGATACGGTGTAGATACCGGTAGCTTGGCTAATGTCTGGGGTGACCAGTTTAGCTACACAGAGGACTCAACGAGGAATCACAGGTCTGGCTTTGCGGTACTGACGTTTTACGAAGGTAAGTTAATGCCACCAGAACTCTGTGAGGTTCTCGACGAAGATGAAGGGCTGGTTTACTTCCGTGGTGAGGTTATGGCTGTATAAGCTTCATCAGCGTATTGTGAGGCTGTTTTGATTGCCTGATCCATAGACATACCGCCTCTTGAGACTAGACCGCTAAATGCAGATGAAAATAGCAATATCCATTCATCTGGCTTTTGATTTGGTGGTTTAGTATCCCACTTAGGATCGTCTGGATTCTTACGTGGTCTAGCCATTAGAGATTCTTTCTATTTCGCGGTTTAAGTACCATTGAGCCTTCAGCAGATCCTCTAGCCTGTCACCCTTCTTACCGGCTCTAGATACATACTTAACTACATTTCCAAGGTGGAAATTAAGGGTTTTGGCCTCGATAAAGTCAATGGTCTGGATACCGCCATCTTGGTAGTGCTGTGGATTGATAGTGTCACTCATCCTTGATAAACACTCCCTCTTTATTGAGATAGCCCTTTCTGTGTTTAATTTCGTTATACGCAGATTCTAGGCACTTGGTTAGGTCTAGGTTCTCTATAGCCCCGATATTAATAAGACAAACAAGCACATCACCAAGACCATCAACCATAGCAGGTCTATCCCGTTTAATAATGGCATCTGCTAACTCTCCCATTTCTGAGACTGCTTTAAGCATCTGTGTTTTAGAGTCTGAGTTAGCGATAATTCCTCGGGCTTCAGACCAGCGGATTACATCAAGTTCTACGATGCTCCAGCTCATTTAGATAATTCCTTAATCTCAGCGATTGGCAGTTCAAATGCTTCATGAATTGCAATAATCATCTCTGCTGAGACTTTGGCTTTACCGTTACGGATACGGCTTAGAACTGGCGGTGCTACACCCAGTTTGATAGAAAGCTGACGGTCGTTTTTAATGTCAAAGCGTTTTTGTAGTTCGTCAAGAATCACGTATTTCTCCTATGGTTAACCAACATGTAAAGGAAGGTTGCGCCCCTTGGCGGCTGTGTGCAATATGCCACTATCACCCTTGGCCTTCCCTTACATCTTGATGCCGGTCTTTCCCGGCTGTCATCAGCAATCTACAGCCATCCAACTAGTAATCGTACTGCTCTCGCCTTGCTGAATTACAGGGTCACTAGATTTTGGAGCATTGCGAAGGAGGATCTAGCCCCTGCTGCCGGTGTTACGCGCCACTACCGGCTGGGCGTATTCTTAGTTACAAGTGGTTTGACAGTTACCGCCATAGCAGCAGGTAGTACAGTAAACGCATTGCCCACCGCTGCAATAACTGTTGTAGCTACAAGCTGCATAGCTAAGAGTTGCTGTTGCTGCCAGCCAAAGTGCGATTAGATATTTCATATTATTCTCCTAACGTTAATTGGTGAGTACTCGCTGCCTCTGTGATTGCAAATCCGAGCCGGAGTTGAACCGGCGACCCTCATCGGCACAGCATCCGCTTTCCCCATAAAAGGTGGAGATACTCACGACAACCAAAGATGAACTGACCAAAGCTCTCTCAATCATCGCTTTCTCTCCGTAGACTAAAAAGGAACGTCCTGATCGAAATCGCCTAAATCTTCTTCTTTCTTAGGCTTTGCTTTCTTCTGCTGGTCTTTAGGTTTTACCGACAAGCTAAGGAACTTGCCGTTCTTGCCTTCTTTAATCCAGCCTGAGAGCCAGTAGTCAACACCATCAACGTTAAGCGATCCTGAGTGATCTGGGTGCTTATCGCTGGTTTTATTCTGGTTCTTAGAGATGATTCCTCGATTTGTATTGTCGTATTCCATAGTTTTCCTTAGCTAGTAAATTTCTTAATTGCACTGCGTTGTTTGCTATCGAATTGGCTCCAGAGTGCTGTTTTCCAGTCTGCATCCAACTCTAGCGAATTGATGTATTCAACTGCTCCTGCTACATCATTCTTGTTCAGCATAACAGCAGCATTCATAGCGAAGCTGCTAATCATTTCTTGTTCTTCTGCTGTAAATCCGTCAAACACATCTTTAGTAATCGGCTTTGTTGACTTAGGCGATTCTGAGCCTGTTGTAGCGTCCAGTGCATCATGCTCTACGATCTCAAGCGCTGTAACGTATAAGTAACGACGGGAATAGGTTTCGACTGCGCCAAGGTTCTGGATAGGGTGACAGCCCTTTAGGTTGGCATCAGCCATCGGGCTAGTAAATGTAATAGACCCACCGTTATCAGTATCGATAATACGCAGAGTAGCCAGCTCTTTATCAAAGCTGATGACCGAGCAGAGTCCAAGTTCATTGAATATCTCGTTAATGGTAGGAAGAAAATCCCCAAGCTCGAAATACTGATAACCTGCAAACTTATTGTGTCCTGACTTCTTAATCGCTGACTGCTGTAGTTTAATTCTAGCCTTTTGCAGCTTTGCGTACACTTGATATTCAGACATATTATTTACCCTTGATTGAATTTTTTATACTGCATGATATTGAATTTCCGAACTTCCTGAACAGGCTGTACCGGCTTAGCCTTAGCTTGCATTTCCTTACGAATCTTTGCAAAGGTCTTAGCAATGTTGGTATTTGAGGAAGATACATATTTAAAGTTTGGGTCTAGGATTGATTTACTCATATTGAACAGGAAATAATGTAAAGGACAATAATCATAGCAAAGATCACTTTAGGGTGACGTGCCAGCCAGTCATTCGTCGATAGAAGCTTGTTCACGTTTCATCCTTTCCATTTTAATAATCATCATATCCAGATGGCCTAGTGCAGATCCGAAGGAATCAAACTCTTGTCCTAGTGATTTGCACAGCATCTTGCGGCAGAGTTCCATGCCATC